GCAATTGGAGATTTTGCTGGTTCAGATGCTGTAAGAAATTTAACAGGTAGTTGTGCCAATAATATTATAGTAGGTAATAATGGTTCTGCTGCCGCTTATATTAAAATTGATTGGACAGTAACTTCAGATTTAAGAGATAAAACAAATATTGAAAATGTTCCTCATGGATTAAATTTTGTTAATCAAATAACACCAATTAAATATAGATTTAAAACATCAAGAGAAAATGACACTCCAACTGCAGTAACTAGATATGGATTTAAAGCACAAGAGCTATTAGAATTAGAAGGTGATAATCCAGTTATTATAAATAACGAAGATGCTGATAATTTAAAATTAACAGGTGCTTATTTAATACCAGTATTAGTTAATGCTATACAAGAACTAAAAAAAGAAATAGACTTACTAAAAAATAAATAACGAAAGAGAGAAGAGAATGTTAAATACGTATGTCGTAGAAGGCGGAGTAGGTAAATGTACAGCGTTTAGTGCATTGATAACTAAGTTAAAAGAAAAAGCAGATGTTCAAATATACACACCTTACATAGGTTGTTTTGCTGGTAACCCAGATGTCAAAATGGCTTATGAGTCTACCTTACCATTAACCGATAAAAGAATAATGGCATCGAACAATATATTTTATTCCGAGCCTTACAAATCTAATTTTCAATTTGGTAAACAACACATAATTGAAAGCTACTGTGAACATCATGGTGTTGAATATGATAAGTCAATGACAGCTAAACTGTATACGACACATCATAAAGATAGTGTTAAAGAATGGCTAACTAAGAATGAGATTGGTAAATACATAATGATTCAATTCTCTGGTGGTCAAGCTCAAATGGGATACAATGCTAGCAATCAATATGTAAATATTAATCCAAATAGAAACTATCAACCTTATCTTGCTCAACAAGTCGTTAATATGTTGAGAGAAGAATATAAAGATACCACAATTATTAATTGTGTTTTACCTAATGAACCTCACTATGATGGTACGATTAGATGTGATTTACACTGGACACAGCTACATGAAATGCTGAAAGATGCGGAAGGGTTTGTTGCTATAGACAGCTGTCTACAACACTTTTCACCATCGGCTAACGCTTATGGGGTTGTTGTTTGGGGTAGTACTCGTTGGACACAATTTGGTTATTCACACAACAAAAACCTACAATTTCACATGGGAAATGAGTGGGATGAAGGTAGATATAACGATAGCGATCCTAGAAATAACATGGTAGAACCAAAAATAATTCTTGATGAATTTAAAAAACTTGATACAACTAAACCCGTTGCATGCGCAACAAAATAAGGAGAAAATATTATGAGTGAAATAAAAACTGCAGAAGATATAGCACAAGATTACACAGCTATGGGACACAGTGTTGAATTAATTAATGGCGTTATTGCTGGTACTTCAATGGCAGACGATGAAGCTGCTGATAGACAATCAGCTGTAGACAGAAATGTTGAACATTTAGAACTTATGGTTGCTAAAGACTATTGGACTTCTGAAGACATGACTGCTTCTAATTCTGCGATCACTGCTGGTAAAGCACACACAGCATCATAGTACATTTAATCTCTACCAATAAGACATGTTGAAATAACTAGTAATCTAGTATATTTTAAACTGGGGATTAATTTATGCTACAAAAACTAGGATTTGCACCAGGATTTAATAAACAAGTCACAGAGACCGGGGCCGAAGGTCAATGGTTTGATGGTGACAATGTTAGATTTAGATATGGTAGTCCTGAAAAAATTGGTGGTTGGTCACAACTAGGTGGCGATAAACTAACCGGTGCCGGAAGAGCTATCCACAATTGGAATAATAATATAAATGAAAAATATTCCGCAATAGGAACTAACAGAATTTTATATGTTTTTTCTGAAGGGGTTTTTTACGACATACACCCAATTAGACTTACTATTACAGGAGCTAATTTTACAAGTACATCAGGGTCACCAACAGTTACTGTAACTGTTGCTTCTGTTCATGGTTTAAAAGATGATGATATAGTATTATTTGATGCTGTGTCTGGACTATCGGGATCTACTTTTACAAACGCTACATTTGAAGATCAAAAATTTATGGTAACTTCCGTGCCAACTAGTACTACTTTTACAATTACTATGGCTGTTAATGAATCGGGTACGGCTATAACCAATGCCGGTTCTGCTTCTGTTTTATGTTATTACACAGTGGGTCCTTCTCAACAACTAGGAGCGTTTGGTTGGGGTACAGGATTATATGGTGGTGTAGTCAACGGTGCTGCAACAACTACTTTAGCTACTGCTTTAACAAATACAACAGGAACAACTGTTGTACTAACAAGTTCTGCAGCGTTCCCGGCAGCAGGGACAATACAAATAGGAACAGAATTTATTACTTACACGGCCAATAATACGGGAACAGGGACCTTAACTGGTGGGGCAAGAGGTGCTAACGGTAGTACAGCTGCAACTCATAGTGCAGGTGCAACAATAACTAATGTCACAAGTTTCAATGGATGGGGACAAGCTTCTTCTTCTACACAGTTTACACTTAACCCTGGTTTATGGGTTCTTGATAATTTTGGTACGAAATTAATAGCATTAATCTATAACGGAGAATGTTTTGAATGGGATGCATCAGCAACCAATGCTATTAATATTAGAGCAACAATTATTGCCAATGCACCAACCGCTTCACGTCACGTATTGGTGTCAACTCCAGATAGACACTTAGTTTTTTTTGGAACAGAAACTACTATTGGAGATAAAGATTCACAAGACGACATGTTTATAAGATTTTCAGATCAAGAAAATATTAATGAGTATACCATAAAAGCTGAAAATACTGCAGGGTCTCAAAGACTTGCTGCAGGGTCTAAGATTATGTCTGCCATTAAAGGTAGAGATGCAATTTATGTATGGACCGACACGGCGTTATTTTTAATGCAATTCGTTGGACAACCTTTTACTTTTGCGTTTCAACAAGCAGGTACTAACTGTGGTTTGATTGGTAAAAATGCAGCTGTTGAAGTCGATGGTTCAGCTTATTGGATGTCGGAAAATGGTTTCTTTAATTATGATGGTCAATTAAAATCGATGCCATGTCTGGTTGAAGATTTTGTTTATGATAGTTTAAACTCTGTACCAAGGGATTTATTTAATGCAGGTGTCAATAATTTATTTGGAGAAATAAATTGGTTTTATTGTAGTGCAAATTCCAATGTAGTTGACAGAGTGGTGACATATAACTATTTAGATTCGTCTAGGGAGAGACCTATATGGACTGTAGGTAGTCTTGATAGAACTGCTTGGCAGGATTCAGCAGTATATGACAAACCCCATGCTACTTATTTTGACGCTACTGATAATGCTTCATTCGATGTTACTGGTAATACTGATGGAAGTACGATATACTATGAGCATGAGATAGGGACCAACCAGGTTGATGCAGGAGGAGCTGTTACAGCAATTCAAGCAAACATATTATCCGGTGATTTTGATATTACTCAAAAAAGAAGTAATACAGGTCAAGCAGTAGGGACACCTGATCTTAGAGGAGACGGTGAATATATTATGAGAATAAGTAGATTTATACCAGATTTTATTGAACAGACCGGTACAACAAAAGTAAGTTTTACGACTAGAAACTATCCTAACAGCACACCGGTTACTACAAATTTTGATATAACTTCTTCAACAAATTTTAAAAGCACTAGAATAAGAGCTAGATCAATTGCATTGAAAGTTTCTAATACAGGGACTAATGAAGATTGGAAGCTCGGTACATTTAGATTAGACATTGCACCAGGAGGAATGAGATAATGGCTACTGACCAGGAAATAAGAGACGCGGGTTTTAAATATATATCTCAACAAAAATATTTACAAAATCCTTTTAAACTACCTGTAGCACCCGTTGGCGCACCTGAAGGTAATCAACCGTTTACACCAATACCTGGTGGAATAACAAATACAGATGCTTTTAATAATAGTGGTAATAATTTTAATCCAACAGGAAATATGTTTGGCGAAGGAACTGCAGTTAACCCTGTTTATGGTGGTAATCCAATTACAGGAGGATTTGATGGAGGATATGGGGTAGATCCTGTAACTGGAGATTTACCAGGCGGTGGAAATATTGTAGATGAATTTGGAACAGAGGGAGAAGTGTATTCTAAAGGTGCATTTGATAGTCTTAAAGGAGAGGATAAAAAAAATTTTTTATCTAAGATGAGGACTTCATTTAACAAAAAAACAGAAAATCTTCCCGACTGGGCAAAAAAAGGACTGACGGCTGCAGGTATGATTACTTCTCCTGCCGTCACATTACTGGGTAAAATTTTTGGTGGTGGTAGTGGAGGCGAGGGTGGTAGTTATGGTATCGCTGGATTAACTGATCAACAAAAAGGATTGTATAATTCTTTAGCTTCACAAGGAATGTTGTATAATGATCAAGGTATAATGAAAACGTTTGATGGTAAAAATTTTAGTCAAGTAGATGAAAAGACTTATGATAATTATTTTGATAACAAAATAGATAGATTTGGAAGTCTTGAAGCATATGAAAATTATATAAATGAAATTGACCCTAAAACAGGATTACCGGTTACAAGTAGAAAAAATTTACGTAATGTTTACGACTATAATCAAAAAGGTTATACCGGTTTAACTGGTAATAAAGACATAGACATTGCTAGACAAAAACAATCTGATGCAATACTTAAAAATGAAAAGTTAGTTAGAGAGATCAGAAAAAATCAAAATAAAGGTAATGATACTAACACTACTACTGGCGGCAGTGATTATAGAAATACGAGTAACATAAGAGGTGATGTTACAGGAGCAGAGTATGCAACTACAGCAGCAAAAAATAAAGCAGCAACACAACAAGCAATTGCAGATATGTACCGAGGCCATCAAGGAGGCGGAGGCGGAGGCGGAGGCGGAGTTGGAGGCGGAGGCGGCGGAGATAATAATAGTCCTGATGGAGGAGGTTCATATTGTTTTGATCCAAGCACTCCAATTCAAATGTCTAACGGATCAACTAAAGAAATTAAAAACATTCAATTGGGTGATGCTACTAAAGGCGGAGAAGTTACAGGTGTATTTCAATTTAAAGCATCTGATGAAATTCATGATTACAAAGGTGTTACCGTTGCAGGTAGTCACTATGTTAAAGAAGATGGTAGATTTATTATGGTTAAAGATAGCCCACTGTCCGTTAAGGTTGATAAGATACCAGTAGTTTATTCTCTAGATACAAGTGGTAGAAGAATCTTTATAAAAGATATTGAGTTTGCTGATTACAATGGTGATGGTGTAGCTAAAAACTTCTTAACAAATGCAGGTGTTAATCTATCTGGTTTTGACAAAGAAGTATTAAGACAAGTAGAAAATAGATTAATATAATGGCAAAAATTATTCAATCATTAACTAGAGCAGCTAGAGAATATGAACAAACAAATATACAGTCTTTAGTAAGAGATCTTGACTCAGTTATAACAAAATTAAATACTTCTTTTCAAGAAGAAGTAAAACAGGAGATAGAAGCTAAGAGTTTCTTTTTAGAATAATGGCAGTAGTAAACCAATATAAATTTAAAGGCATAGATAATGATACAACAGGGAATGCTTTGATTCCTTTTGGAACAGGTAATCCTTTAGTTAATGAGACTATAGTTATTAAATCACTACTTGTTACATCTGCATCTACACCAACGGTGACTGTAACTAATAATAGTATTACAACGATTAAATCAGCAGCTTTGACAGCAAATGTTACTACACAATTATTAACTCAACCTTTAATAGTAGAAGGCGGTAGTTCTTTTACAGTACAATCAAGCAACACAGGTTCATTTGATATAGCTATCAGTTACCTAAACATTAAAAAGGAAAAAATAGACTAATGAAAATATTAGACGCTAAGGTAGAGACTACGTATAGACACAAGGAAACAGGGGAGCTTTTTAAAGAGAGAAAAGACTGGGAAGCTAAGGGTTTTAAGAACGAAGACATGGCACAAGATGTAAAAGTTATTATGCCTTCTCTTGATTTAATAGGAAAAACAAAGTAAAACGATAGACTAGGATTTAAATATGGCAATTTCAAATATGCAACAACCCAGACAAATGTACAACCAAGGCGGTTATGCTGATATGGGCCTTATGGCTCCTAGACAGAACTATGGTTTAGGTAGTTTTGTAAAGAAAGCTGTTCGTGGTGTTAAGAAAATTGCTAAGAGTCCACTAGGTAAGATGGCTTTAATAGCTGGTGGTGGTTATATGCTAGGTGGGGCAAAATTTTTAGGTGGCTCTGGTATGTTTACTGGCGGTCAAGGTTTAAGTCGTTTTGGTAATCTTATGAATTTAGGTCGTGCCTCAGGTATAGGTGGTTCCGCTGAAGGTAAGAGAGGAATGCTGGCTGGATTATTTAATGACAAAGAAGGTAAATTTAGTGCCGGTAGAGCAGCAATGACTGGTCTAGGTGTAGCAAGTTTAGCCCCACTACTTATGGGTGGTGGCGGAGATGACGAGGACGATGGTCCAGTAGATGTTATGGATGTAGAAGGAACTACACAAAGAGCAAGAAATTATTACAGTGGTCAAGGTAACAAAGGTGCTGGTTTAGATTTTATGCCACAGAAAAAATATGTTAGACAAAATTTTTATGCAGCTGACGGTGGTAGAGCAGGTTATGCAATGGGTGGTTATTTAGATGAAGATGAAGAAGATTATATAAGATCAGGTGCTGGTCAAAGCAGAAGACAACCTACAGCATTTTTAGCAATGGGTGGTGGTGCAGGAGAAGCACAAGCTGAACAAATGTTAATGGCAGAATTTGTAAAATATAAAAACAAAGGTGGAGATTTATCTTTTCAACAATTTGTCCAAGCAGTAATGCAACAAGAACAACAGTCTCAAGGTATGGAACAACCTACTATGATGGCAGCTAACGGTGGAATGGCAGGAACAAGTGTACCAGGATACGGAACACCTGCAGGCACAAATCAATTTGGTTACCCTAGTGGTGGAGAAAGAGTCAATGCTGCAGAAGGTGGGATCATGGACACGG